CCAGTAAAACAGGCTCATTTTTAAGGATAACGAATATGACGGATGAACTTCAGCAATCCATAGAACAAAACGCTACCGAGCCCAAGCGGGTTCGGGGCGATAGCGGCGAGGTCGAGCAGCATTCGCTCAAAGACCAGATCGAGGCGGATCGCTATTTGGCATCCAAGAAGGCGACTCAAGGCAAAGGGCTGGGAGTTCGCATTGGCAAAATGAAGGCGTCGGGAGCGTAAAGGCGTGGCAGGACTGTTGAACAATTTTACCAGCTTGTTCCGGCGAAATGACTCGCAGAGCCAATCGGCCCATGGCGGTTTCTGGCGAGGGTGCCAGCGGCACGGGCTGAATTTCGTGCGGGGACGATTCGACGCCGCGCAGACCACCCATGACAATCAAAAGCACTGGGCGGCCGCCGATGGATTCTCCGCCGACCTTGCCGCTTCGCCGGAAGTTCGCCGCCAGCTGCGTGAGCGCAGCCGCTATGAAGTGGCCAACAATTCCTACGCTCGCGGGATCGTCCTGACGATTGCCAACGACACCATCGGCACCGGCCCGCGACTGCAACTGCTCAGCGACGACACCGACTTGAACCGTCAAGTCGAACGCGATTTTACCGCATGGTCAAACGCTGTCGGCCTACCGGAAAAGCTCCGCACAATGCGGATGGCACGCTGTCAAGACGGTGAATCCTTCGCACTATTGATGGCCAACCCCAAGATCAACCACGCGATCCAGATGGATGTGCAGCTGATCGAAGCGGATCAGGTGGCTGGCGAACTGACTTTTACACACAAAGACAACGACATCGACGGCGTCAAACTCGACGAACACGGCAACCCTGTCAGCTATCGCGTTTTGAAAAAGCATCCCGGCGGGCAATCGTTCAGCGTCAGTGACGACGCGAACATTATTCCCGCCAACGCGATGATTCACTGCTTCCGCTCGGATCGGCCGCAACTACATCGCGGGATTCCGGAGATCACTCCGGCCTTGCCGCTATTCGCGCAACTGCGACGGTTCACGCTGGCGGTTATCACCGCCGCTGAATCCGCCGCCAATTTCGCGGGCATTCTCTACACCGACGCGCCCGCATCCGGTGAAGCCGACGCTGTCGAACCGATGGACTTGATCGAGCTTGAGCGAAATATGCTGCTCACCATGCCGGGCGGCTGGAAGATGAGCCAGCTTCAACCCGAACAACCCGCAACGACCTACGCCGAATTCAAACACGAGATTCTTAACGAAATCGCTCGTTGCCTGAACATGCCGTACAACATCGCGGCTGGCAATTCCTCTGGCTACAACTACTCGTCCGGTCGGCTTGACCACCAAACCTATTTCAAGGCGATCAGGGTCGATCAGGATTTTATCGCCCGGACGGTTCTGGATCGGATTCTGCACATCTGGCTGACGGAGTATCTGCTGGCGTCAAACAAACCCGTCAGCCGAATCCTGCCGCCGCACCAGTGGTTCTGGGACGGGATGGAGCATGTTGATCCCTACAAGGAAGCCAACGCCCAGAAGCTCCGCCTTGCAAGTAATACCACCACGCTCGCCTACGAATACGCCCGTCAAGGCCGTGATTGGGAAGAAGAACTCCACCAGATCGCCCGCGAAAAAACTCTGATGCGTGAGCTTGGTCTTGGCAGCGATGACCTCAATAAAAACAACCCTTCAGCTACGGAGAACAAAGCAAATGGATAAACAAACCGAATTCTTGATGATCGAGGCTGCCGCAGATGGCAATGAAAAAGCCACCAACCCCAAGGTAATGGGCATCGCCTATTCCGGCGGCAAGATGAATCTGCCCGGATGGAAGCATCCGGTTGTGGTCGATTTGTCGGGTTTGGCGATACCCGCCAACGTGCCATTACTGACCAACCACGAAAACCGAACCGCCGCTCGTGTCGGTCAGGTTGCCGCCAAAATCGAAGACGGCGTGCTGATGATCGAGGGCGAGATCACTTCCGCCAGCGGAACGGCCAGCGGGATTGTCGAGCAGGCCAAGGCCGGTGCGGATTGGCAGCTCTCGATTGGAGCGGAAGTCACAGCCAGCGAATTCGTCAAGGCCGGTTCCCGCGAAATCAACGGCCAAACGCACGAAGCACCGTTCTATCACGTCAAAACCGCCACACTTCGTGAGGTGTCCGTTGTCGCCGTTGGCGCGGACGTTCAAACCAAAATGCACGTGGCGGCCATGTTCAATCTGACAGGTGAGCTTACCGCTGAAAATCAATCCACAAACTCAAAGGAAACCGCTATGGACAACGAAAACAAGAACGATAAAAGCACCAACTCTGAAACAAAACCCATTGAGACTGTAACGGCCGAAGCGGACATCACCGCCAAGGCCATTGCCGACGAACGCAAGCGGGTCGAAGCGATCACCCAGATCTGCATGGGTGAGCATGACGCTATTCAGGTCAAGGCCATCTCCGAAGGATGGACAACCGAACGCGCCAGTGCAGCCGTCCTGCAGGCGATCCGTGACGCGCGCCCGATGGCTGACGTGAACATCGCCGTCAAGCCACAAGCGGATAGCCGTACCAAACGCAACACGCTGGAAGCTGCTCTCTGTATGCGAGTTGGCCTGTCCGGTGATGATTTGCTGGCCAGCTACGGTGAACAGGTGGTTGATTCCGCCGACAGGATTCGCGGCAAGAGCCTACCCGACGTTTTGGCGGAATGCGTTCGCCTTGAAGGGATGGCCGTTCCTGACGGCGATACCGGGTTGATTCAGGCGGCGTTCAGCACGGTATCCCTGCCGGGCATTCTCTCCAATGTCGCCAACAAGCGGATGCTCAAAGCCTTTGAATCCCAGCCGCTGATCGCTCCAAAACTCTGCAGCGTGGGCGATCTGAACGACTTCAAAGAAAACCAGCGATTCCGCCTGACGGATGTGGGTGATCTGGAGCCGGTGGCCGCCGATGGCGAGATCAAGGACGGCTCTGTCCGCGAAGACAAAGCCACCAACCAGCTCGACACCTACGGCAAGAAATTTGTGCTGACCCGCAAGATGATCATCAACGACGATCTGGGCGCGTTTATGAAGTTCCCGACCTCGATGGGTAATCGCGCGGCCCGTCTGATCGATCAGCTTTTCTTCCAGCGGCTGCTTTCCAATCCGACCCAAGGTGACGGCAAAAAGCTGTTCCACACCGGCCACAAGAACCTTTTGACCGGAGCGGACAGCGAGTTGAATCACGAATCATTGTCCCTGGCGATCTCGATGTATCTGGATCAGACCGACGCCGACGGTCAGCCGATCAGTGTCGAGCCGAAATTCCTGCTCGTCCCGACCGGCCTCAAGCACGACGCGATTCGTCTGACTCGCGGCAGCCAGCTCATCGTCTCTGGCGGTGACGCCACCAGCGGTGCGAGTCCCACACTGATGCCCGCGCTGAACGCTTTGGCCGATGAGAACCTGACGGTGATTTCCAGCCCGTACCTTACTAACGCCAACTACACCGGCAACTCCGAGAGCGGCTGGTACTTGTTTGGCGACCCCAATCAGGTCGACACCTTCGAGATCGGCTACCTCAAGGGAAAACGCACCCCGACCATCGAGAAAGGCAACACCGATTTCAACACATTGGGCATGTGGTTCAGAGTCTATTTCGACCTTGGCATCCGCGAACAGGACTGGCGCGGCCTGCTGAAGTCTGACGGCGAGTAATCACTTGCACAACAGGAATTTCAAGAACCTTCAAATTACGGAGACAAAACCATGACAGCGATTTTCAAACAACGAGGCGACGCGATCAACTATGTTCCGACCAGCGATGTATCCGCCGGTGATGTGGTCGTGCAGGAAGACCTGATCGGCATCGCCAAACTCGACATCAAAGCCAACACCCTCGGAGCCTTGGCACTTACCGGCGTGTTCGCCATGCCCAAAGCAACCGGCAGCGGTGAGGCCATCGCCGTTGGCGCGAAGGTGTACTGGGACGCGGTTAATCTTCTGGCGACGACTGACGATGCGTCGGGGGCGAATAAGTTCCTCGGTAAATCCATTCTCGCCGCCAGTGATGACGAGGCGACCGTTCAGGTAAGGCTCTCGCAATGAGCGTGATGAGCAAAGGGGCCGATTGGCTGGGGCGTCAGCGACACACGCACATGACCGTCGAGGTCGAATACCAGCGGGACGAAAACGCGCTGACACTCCAAGCTACCATCGGCAGAACGATCTTTGAGACCACCGACAATTACGGACGGATCACGAAGATCGAGTCGCGGGACTTTTTGATTCGGGCGTGTGATCTGGTCTTTGACACCCAGATCACCACACCCACCGCTGGCGACAAGATCATCGAAGGTGGTTTTGTCTATGAGGTGATGAGTCCAGCCGGTCAGCCGGATTGGCGGTACTCGGACATCAACCGCCAGACGCTACGAATTCATACAAGGCAGACTGGAAACGAAAATGACTGAATATTGCGACAACGAAAAACATTGCCAACAGCAGTTCGACATTCTTTTCGAGAAGCTCGACCGGATCGATGTCGCCATTCGCGGTAACGGCAAGCCCGGCATCATCGTGCGTCTGGATCGGTTGGAACAGTCCGCCAAATCGCAGGCGAAACTCATCTGGCTGTTGGTCGGAGCGGTCGCGGCGGGACTGACCACCGCGATTGCGACAATTTTAGTGAACTAAAGGTTAAACGATGTCAATGATCACCCAAATCGCTAACGCTGTGAAAACGGAACTGAATGACACCGACTTTTCAATTCCGTTCACAGCGGAAATGTCGATCCTGCCGGTCTTTGAACTCAAGGACATGCGCCAGTTGAAGGTCACTGTCGTTCCGAAAGCCCAGAGCTTTACCCGTCTGGCCCGAGGTGAAAGCGGTCGCGAAGTCCAGATCGACATCGGTATCCAGAAGAAATTCTCCGGCGAAAGCGAAGCGGAAGAGCTACTCGGCCTTGTTGAAGAAATCGCCACGCATTTCGATGGCAAACGTCTGGCGGAATATGGAAACGCGATCTGCGTCAAGGTCGCCAATGAGCCGGTCTACGCCCCGGAACATATCGAGCAATACCGTCAGTTCACCAGTGTGCTGACATTAACTCTAAAGGTGATTTTATGAGCTATCGAAAGCGTCCAATTGAATCGACCGACTTGCTGCAGGATGACAACGGCGCGCTGGTTGTTCGCGGCGGGATGGAAGGTAAAGGCAAGCCTGAATTGCTCTGCTGGGATACTGGCAGCGACACTTATTCCGACCCGCAAACCGGAAATGTTAGCCACGACAGCGGCGTGGTGTTCATTCGTGTGGCGGCGGGCGGCGCGTTGGTTTCGATTGACGATGAAACCGGCGGCGAAAAGCCGTTTATCATTCCCCCGAACTATTGGCGCGAGATCGTTATCCCCAGTGGCATTCCCGCAGGCAGCCGCATTGTAGCTCGAAACCTTACCAGCGGCGTCAACTTCCGCGAACTGGCTGTGGAGGTGCGATGATGGCTGTCTGGAAACAGGAACCGATCATTTGTGAACCGCCTATGGAACAATGGAGTTTCTTCCAATTTCCTTATATGGTGAGTCTCCAGCGAATTGATGCGATCAATCTGCCGAATCTATCTGAATTGTATTTAGAAAATCAGGCGAATCTGACGGAATTCCTGTGGCAGGATGTTCCTAGCCTTCAATATCTCAACCTTTATTATTGCGGATTCGTTGAACTGACTCTCTGGAAAATCCCCAGTCTGACCAATTGCTATTGCTACGACAACTACAACTTGACCTCCGTCGACGCCCACGGCCAAACCAATCTGACATTGCTGGATGTTTCATACTCGACAGCGGTGACGGCCGTGAACCTTACCGGCTGTACCGGACTGAGTTATCTCTATCTTAACGGGCTGTCTTCTCTGACGGAGTTGGAGGTTTCGACATGCTCAGCATTAAGCAATCTTAATCTGAATAGCTGCGACGGTATTACCATGCTGGCAACCGCCAGTTGCCCCAGCCTTAATCGAATATCACTGAATTACTGTGATGGCTTTACTGCGCTGGACATCAGTAATCATACTCCGCTGGAAAACCTTTACCTTTATCACTGCGATTCGTTGGGGAATGTGAATCTCACTGGCTGCGACAGTCTCGACTATATCTCCATTCGTTATTGCCCGCTCGATCAGGCCGCAGTGGATCAAATCTTATCCGACGTGGTTGGCAATGGCCTAAATGATGGCTACCTGCGGATTGACGGCACGGGCACAGCCGCTCCGTCCGACCCGGATGGTCTGGCGTTGAAGGCGACTCTTATTTCTCGCGGCTGGACAGTCTACACCAATTAAAGGAACAAAACCCATGAAAGAAATACAAGCGACAACAGTTCAGGTCAAACTCTCTGATGGCAATGAAGATCAATATGTCCTTGTTCACGACGGCGAGCGAATTACCGAGCTAGTAGAACCGAACACCGGCAAACTTGGCGTCCATCCCGACAAGACCATGTTGGCGGGAACCAAGGCGGAAATCGACGCTGAAATCAAACGGCTGGGACTCAAAGACAAACTTACACGCAAAGAGAAGCTCGACCGCCGTCGCGCGGAGTTGCAAGCCAAACATGAAATCAGACAGGGTCAGCAAGATGTTATTGATGAAAAGTAAATCCACCTTCGATCATCGCAAGGTCGAGCGGGCGACGCGAGATAAATCCATCCGTTCGCTTGGTCACGCTGGCGCGACGATTCGATTGACGGCGAGGCGAAGTATCCGAAGGTCGAAAAATGCGTCACACCCCGGCCAGCCGCCGCACACGAGGTTCGGCCAACTCAAACGCTCACTGCGCTACAGCGTCGAGAAAGCCCGCCAGCGTGTCCTGATCGGCCCGACCTATTCGGTGGTCGGTCGCAGCGCGACGGCTCACGAGTTTGGCGGGCGATACCGTGGACAGCGTTATCCAAAGCGGCCACTGATGGGCCCGGCATTAATGAAGATAAAAGACAGGCTGCCGCGCATGTGGGCAGGCTCAATCAAATAACCACTAACTTTACGGAGATAGAACCATGGCGATCAGACTTGGAATGGAAGCGAAGATTTATCACGGCGCGGCGGGTTCGACCGCGACCAGTGAACTGACTAACGTCAAGGACGTAACGCTCAACCTGGAAACCGGCGAGGCGGATGTGACCACGCGCGGTAATCAGGGCTGGCGGGCGACAGTCGGCACACTCAAAGAGGGCAGCGTCGAGTTCGAGATGGTCTGGGACTCGGACGACAGCGGTTTTACCGCCATCAAAAACGCCTACTTCAACAACACGCCCATCGCGCTGGCGATTCTGGATTACGAAAACGGCGAAGGCTTGGATGCGGATTTCAGTATCACTAACTTCTCGCGTAACGAACCGCTGGAAGAAGCGATCACTGTCAGCGTAACCGCCAAGCCGACCTATTCAACCCGCGCACCGGCATGGGTGGAAGGCAGCGGAGTCTAACTTCTGAAATATTCATGAAAGGTCTAACACAATGAAAACATTCAAAGACAACGCAGGCAGAGCGTGGACGGTCGCGGTCAATGTCGCGGCGATCAAACGGGTCAAAACTCTGCTGGACATAAACCTGATGGAAGCCGTCGAAGGCGATCTGCTCGAAAAGCTCTCCACCGACCCGGTTCTGCTCTGCGACGTGATTTACGCGATCTGCAAACCAGAAGCCGACACGCAAAACATCACCGACGAGCAGTTCGGACAGGCGATGGCGGGCGACGCGATTGAATCAGCAACATCGGCGTTGCTGGAGGAGCTTGTCGATTTTTTCCCTTTGGCGAAAAGGCAGGTTCTTCACAAGGCACTGGAGAAGCTGCGGGCGGTGGAGGCCAAGGCGGCAGCCTATGCCGAGGCGAAACTGGACGATCCGGCGCTGGACAAGCAGATCGACGACGCGCTGAACGATATTACCGATTCTGCTTTGAACTTGCCGCCATCGCGGGCGTCGAGCCATGGGGCTTCACCTTAAGGGAGCTTCTCTGGCTGGCGGAAGCCAAGAGCAAGGATAACTGGCAGCACACATCCGCCGCCATGACCTTGCTGGCGAATATCCACCGCGATCCGAAAAAACGAAAGGCTTTCGCGCCCAGTGATTTCAACCCGCATAGCCAAAAACCCAAGGGCGTGATCAAAGGCAGGGATATTCGAATTCTCAAAGACGTGTTCTGCAAAGACGAAAACTCAAACTCATAGAAAGGTAAAACCATGAACGCTGAAACTATCATTAACGCACTCGGACAATTCTTCAGTTCCGGATTCGGCTTTGCCGTCACCTGGGCGGCTGTCGTTGGATTCTTCATCTTCCTGACCAGCAAGCTGAATCCATTTCAGGAGGCGTGGAAAAAGTACGAGGGCAGCATCATCACGGGGATCAAGCTGGCGGAAAAGCAAGTGCCCGACGATACACCCAACTCCGGACTGGCCAAACTCGACGCCGCATTGAAGTTCGTACTGGACGCCTACGCTGAAGCAAACAAGGGCAAACAGCCTTCCGACAAACTCGTCGAGGAAATCAAACAAGGCATCCAGATCAAACATTCCGATCTCGACCGCTTTGGAGGCTTGAGCAAGTGAAAACCTTCCTTGCGATACTCGCGGACTTTCTTGGCCGGGTGCTGGCAAAACTCATCCCGGCACTCGGCCGGGAAATCCGCAAGAACAATACCGTCAAACAGACTGGAGCCGACCATGAAACAGTTGATTCGCTGGATACTGACATTTGGGCTGCTGCTAACGATAACCGGGTGCAGCGGCATGTTCAAAGCCAGGATCGAACCGCACCCGGACGCGCCGATTCTGATCACTGACACCTGCGGCGGGTTCGTCAAAGGCGCGGTCTATGACAAAGAGCGTAACGCGATGATCCCGGCGGGCTGGTTCTGGATCGGCCGTTACGACGGCTGGACGCTGCACAAGTTCGATTGGAACAGCCGCATCGAAGCGGAACAACAAACTGAAACCGAATTCAACGAGGAAGAATAATCCGCCATGACCGCCGCATCTGACATCAAAGCCGGGGCCGCCTATGTGGAGTTGTACGTCAACAATTCCGCATTGGCGCGTGGCCTGAAATCCGCCCAGCGACAGCTTCGCGGGTTCTCGGCGTCGGTTACCAATATCGGCAAGCGAATG